GTATTTGCCACCAACGAACGGGAACTTGCTCTCGACTTCCTGGATGACTCTCCCAGCACCAATGCCAGGGCCCTGGGTCACACCAACGACACCCATCTGGAAGACGTCGTATATGGAACCCATCTTCTTGTAGGCCTGGCCTGTTGGTCCACCACCCTCGGCGAGTGGTTTGAAGCCAGTCCAGACCAGGTTCTTCATGTACTCATTGGAGAACCTGCCTTGAAGAGTGCGTGCCAGGTTACGCATCCTGCCTGGGGTGCTGGTATCTGCGGTACGGATATCGCGGCTCATAGTGTGAGCCAGTGACTGCAGCCCGGTCATAGGTTGAACAGACTCCGGACCGACTCTGGCAAAGCGCTGACGAGATATGAAGTGGGCTTCCTTGTTGGCTGCTGTCTGGGCGTACCCAGTTGATTGGGACATCTCAGGTGACCATGCAAACCTGCCCTGGCTCTCAATGGGTATGGTGAAGTTGGCCCCGGTGACAGACCTCATGGTCTCGGAGCCACCCTCGAGCAGGTTCACCCGGACGTATTTGCCACCAATGAACTTGGCTGAGAAGTTCTGATTGGATTCCTTCAGGGCTCTGAAGATGTTCTTTACCGAGTCTTCAGCCGCGGCGCCACCGATGTTGGCCTTCTGCAGAGCCTCAGGCAGAGCGATAGCCTCACCCTCCGCAGAACGGATGGCTTTGAGGATGTTACCATAGCCCCAGCTACCACCGCTGATTTGGCCTGGTGCTGCCACTACCAGCCACCTCCTGTGTACGCTGCAGCATTATATGGGGAACGCATGTGCTGCCAGTGCTTGGAGCGCTTCTTGCGCATCCTGAACCTGGTGTCACCTTCATCACTGTATGAAGGCACAGCAGTCATGCTTTCATAACCCTTACGGTGCAGCTCATCAAGCATTCTATCCCGGAAGTCCTGGTCTCCACCACTATCAAGTGAGATCGGTTCCAGTTCAGGATACATGCGGTCCGAGCGCAGGGCCTGGCTCTCCCACAGGCCGAGCTGATGGATATCAATGCTTTCCTGGTTCGCAGTCTTGATGGTCACAGCCTCGAGGTCCACTCCTGGATGCCACCCCATCCAGCCCTTGGGTGGCATTGGGTACTGAGAGAAGAACTCTGAGACACGTGTGTCGACTGGCACATCTCCGTATGACTCAGCAGCCTTTGCATACCTCTGAAGAATGGGGCTGTCAAATGAGTTACCAGGCATCTTGCGTTTCCACTGGCCAAGGTAGTGCTGACGCATGTAGCTGGGAACCATACCTATGATGCGCTCCTGCTCCTCCTCTGATGTAGTGCCCGCGAACGCGTTGAAATATGGGCGTTCAGCAGGCGGCAGGGCGGAGTAGATGTTCTTCCAGTAGTTTGGTTCTCCAGACTTCAGGGCAAGCATTGTCTGTCCGGCACGCTCACCGTACTGTGATGCGATCTGGCCCTGGCCGGCCTCCATGGCCTGCATCTGTATCTTGCGGTTCTTAACATACTTCAGGTGGTCCATGTAGTTCGTGAGTTCTCGAGCCCTGACACCCTCCTTCATTGGTGTACGTGTCATCTGGTGCCATGTCGGGAGCACGAAGTTCCGCCATGGGTGGCTCCAGTTGGTGTTCGAGGTTCCATAGGCCTGGAACTGCTCGTACTCCTCTACAGGAGATCGCTGACCAAGCCATTTCACCCGTGGCCAGTCAAAGACTCCTGGTGCCTGGGTATGCATCAGGCCTTCCCAGGCTGCTTCCAGACCGCCACCGCCGTACTTGGCTCTGTAACCAAGTGGGCTCATCCGCGGAGCCCCGAGACCACTCTCTATGGCGTCTCTGTTCAGACCTTCAAGTATGGCCGGCGTGGCCACTCCAGATCCACCCCAGGTCATGGACATGGTATCGCCGATGCTGGCGCGCATGCGACTCTGCAGATCTCCGTAATCACCCAGCTGAGTGGCGTCCATCTCGTATTCACGGTGCTGGACACCAGCCAACTTGAAGGTCACCCGAGGCATCTCATGCACCTGGAAGGATCCAGGGTTGATTACCCTGGAGATAGTCACCTCGTCCTGGGCGAATGCTCCAGACCTGAACCTGCTATTGCCAGCAGAGACCTTGGAGTCCACCCGCTCCTGGATCTGATCCAGGGTCCTGTAGAAGGTCTTGGAATCCTGACCCCTAAGCAGGCCCATCTCCACCTGGGACTGGATGTCTCGCCTGTAGTGCTTGAAGGCTTCGGAGAACGGCGCCACGTCAGCAAGGATCTTGAACCGGTCGAACTCGTCATACACACCATGGGCTGCGCTGTGGAGTCCATGGAGCGCTTCATACCCACGACCAGGCAGGCGTGCCTCACCCTTCTCTAGAGCTGTGTATGGATCACCGGTGTGGAAGTCAAGATAGCCAGCACGGTCGCCCGGGAACACAGACTTGTGCCCAGGCAGCCACTCCGGAGCAACGTTCTCGATCGGGTTGTAGAAGCCCCTGACACGACGGCGTGGCATGAAGCGCCTGAGGAATTCGGTGCCACCAAGCATACCACCGGCATTGCGGTCATAGAAGTCACGCTCAGGTGATGTCATCATGCCTGAGGCTGCCATCACCGTTTCGTCAGCCATCCAGCCGCGGCTACCGGTGACGTTCTCCTTGATAGCTCCGAGCATGAACCCGGGTAGGCCGGTCCAGTCGAACAGCCTGTGTATGGTCTCACCGGTGAGCTGTGACATCCGCCACTTGGTGATGGGCACCGGTGCCTGGATGTTCGCCTTTGGCAGGCCCATCAGCTCAGCGTTGGCCTGGCCCTGGAACGTATCCCGTGGCAGCCCATGAGGATAAGGCGCCTCGTAGTTACGATACCTGGTAGGCTTGATCAGCCGGCCGATAGTGGCACCAAGCAGAGGACCTACGAGTGGGGTCTCCTCAAACATCGGCGAGGTGGACGGATACGGCCGTTCGTGGTAGTTGAGGTTCTCTACATAGTACGGATCATAGAAGTTCTTCAGCAGGAACATGTTCTCTGGAGTGGGCAGCCAGCTACCACGCCAGGACTCCTTCTCACTTCCGTAGAGAGCCTTCTCCTTGTACCCGGACATCATCTCGGCGAGCCAGTGCTTCTTCCAGTACTTGATCCTTGATCCACCGAATGGATGACGGCCGAGCACCCACCACCGGTCCGCACGTACTGGGACCTCGGCCTCACCCTCATAGATGGCCTTGAGGTCCTCGGCGTTGGTACGCACACCCGAAGCGAAGGTCAAGCCGGCTACGAGACCTGCAGCAGCACCTATTGCTCCGCCCTTTGCACCGAACTGGCGGCCAATGGCTGCGCCACCGAGAGTGCCACCAACTACTGCAGTACCCTTGCTGAATGGGCTCTCAATCAGCCCCGGGAAGCGCTCCTCGAGCTCTTGGGCAGTGTCAGTGACACCTGTGGCGTCGAGTATCTTCTGTGCTTCCAGGCGCGCCTTGGTGTACACCGCAGCAGGACCGGAGATGGGCCCGTAGCCAAAGTACTGCCGGCTCTTGTAGTCAGCATACTTCAGGGCCTGGTAACCCATGTAGCCGGGCAACACAACCTTGGTGCCAATGTTCCACATCGACTCCAGTGGTCCCTTACCCATCTTCAGGCCTATACCTGTGGCTTCCTGCAGCAGCCACAGCGGACGGTTGATCTGGTAGTTCAGCCAGTCGCCAAGGCCCTGCTTGACACCCTTGAACGCATAGTGTCGACCACGGAGAGGTACTTCTTTGGCAAACGAGTACGCGTCACGGATCCTGCTGCCCGATCGGTCAAGGATCTCTGCTACTGGCTGGCTCTCAATGAAGGACTTGCCGCCGCGGATAACCTCTACTGGACGTCTGGGTTCTATACCAGCCGACAGTTTCATCCGCTCAATCCAGGTGAGGTCCTTGGCTGACTTGACCTTACCGGTCTTGGCCAGGCCCACTGCACTCAGGATACGCCTGAAGAAGGCACCCTCAGGAGTGGCACCATACGCCGGCCGTGTTGGGTCAATAAACCTGTAGTCCTTCTGTGCAGCAGCTGACCTGACGACGTCCACAGCCTGCCTGGCCCTGCCGCCGAACCCTATCCTGGTGGAATACTGTGGTCCTACGCCAAACCGCTCGCCAACTTTCAGTGCAAAGCGCTGGATCTTATCCCACCAGGTCTTGGGCTTGGCAAGATCCGGCCGCTCGGCGAAGATCTCAGACAGGGGCCTGGCTACAGTTCCTCCCATGCGCTCAGCGGCCGCACGTCCCATCCCAGACCCAAGAAGGCCCAACCGCATGCCTTCGGCCTCAGCCTCCTGTGAAATGGCCCTGTAGGTCCTGCCAGCAGCCTTGAACTTCTCTACACGATACAGGCTTCCACCAGCGAAGAATCCATGCGTGTCCTGCATGCCCTGGCGATACGAAGGCAGGTTCTGGGCCGGCACATGGCCAAGGGTGGGGCCACGCTTCAGGAGTTCAGTTGGTAACAGAAGCTGAAGAGGTCTCCATGGGGTGAATGGGATCCTGGCCGAGGCTATGGTCTCCAGCATTCCACCAATGGTTGGGGCCGGCCTCTTCATGGCTGCCCCGGCTAGCTGAGCAGCAGATTCCCTGGCACTGAGCCCCATACGGCCGGCGGTCAGCTGGAACTGAGGCAGCCTGGCCAGGTCCCTGATCTCCTGGGGCCACGCCGACGGCATCGGTAGTGCCTGTGGGTGCTTGGATCCATAGCGCTCCATCATGGCTGACAGAGCAGACTCACGGTTTCCAATGTACCCTGAACGAGCAGAGAAGAGCTTGTGGGCTATCTCCACGTCATGCTGCAGGTCAGAGTCCAGGATGCCGCGGGCCCGGCCAGACTTCTGGGCTGCCCCGCTACGTGAGAAGGCCTTCCGGATCTTCTCATACCAGCTGGCGCCCTTGGTACGCTTGGCCTGACTGGCTATGGAGTCCCTGATGTTCCGGGTGGCTTTCTGCAGTGTGGATGATGGGAAGTGGCGTAGACCTGCGTAGGCTCCGGCCGCGATCAGGGCTGCCATGGCAACGCCACCTATGTGGAAGTTGCCAGTGGACTCCTCAATCTGGCGCCGGTGGTCCTCACGATCCTCTGGGCGCAGGAAGGGAATGTCCCTGTCGGACACAAACCGGTCGTTCTCACGACGGTCGGTGAACCTGGTCACAGGGTCGATCCGCCAGTCGTCCCGCTCGCTCATGTGCGCTCAAACGCCTTATACTCGGCCAGGTCTCTCTCCCAGTCGAATGCTGTACTGCCTTGAGGCTGTTGAGCAGGATGATTGATACCAGAGAGCTGCTGCTACGGGCCTTGCTTCGGTTGGGATGGAAGCTTTAGTGGCTCCATACCCAACATGATCCTGGCCAGCGCTACATGGTAGATGATCTTCTCTGGCTGCCAGCTGTTGATTGTGTCAGGAAGCAGGCCCGGGAAGGCCTTCATCATCATCAGGATGTTCTCCTGATCAGGTGAGCGAAGGGCGTTGTCAAACTCAGCCACCCTAAGCTCGAAGGCCTCCGTGTCCTTGAACCCAGATGCTCTCCAAATCGACTCGTATAAACCCTGAAGGTCCGCCAGAGTCATGTCCTCAGGCAGATCCTCAGGGTAAAGGATGCACTTGGAAACGAAGCTGTCCATCCCAAGCTCTGGGACGGACATGACATTCATGTCGTGCTCGATGGCCTCCCTACGAGTCGGGCTACGGTACACGTAGTGCTTATTATGAATCTGGACGTACCAGATCTCATCCCATTGCTCGCGCCACTTTGGCAGCTGTTCCAATACTGTTGCTGGTACCCTAGGCCCGTCGGAAGTAGGATCGAGCGGATGTTGTCCACTCATGGCCTACTCTTACAGACGTACGGTTATAGGGTCAGACTGTTCGAAGCCACTGGCCCTGAGGATCGCTTCTGACAGTGTGAATGGGAGACCGGCCGACATCTGAAGCCAGTCGGATGAGCGTTTCGGCCACAACACGCACTTGTCTGATATGGACTGATCGCTCTTCTCTCTCGGGAGACCCGGACCCATGATGCTCAGGTACTCATCTCTCCGGAGGCTGCGGTAGATGTACAGCTGATCCAGAACGTGGACGGACTCGATCCTCGGGTACGACTTCTTCCACTCCTCGACCTGCTTGCCAAGGCCAGACTCCAGGGACTCCAGGTACTCCATGCGCTTGTCGCGCTGATCGTCTTCGATCTTCTTGATCTCGAGCCGGGCCACTCCCTCGGAATCTTCCGGCGACTTAGTCTCTTCGGCATCTCCGGCTGGTTTGCACTGGTCTGCCTCAGGTTGTGACTGCAGGTGGTCATCACCCATCGTTTGATCTCCTACTGGTTCACCTATGCGGCTCCGCCGTCAGAGGGAACACGTCCATTCATATCCCCGGAACGCACGTCCCGGGCGAGGAAGTCATAGACTTCGCGTATCGCACGGCCTCCATCAGGCACGTCTATCTCGGCCACCACTGATTCTCCGGTAAGGTGGACGTTTTGTATGATGCGGATCAGACCTGGATCCTTCTCTTTGTCCAGGACTGCTCCGAACTCCATGGTAATGTCAAAGCCGTCTGTAAACAAGCCTGGTCTCATAAATGCTCTCTGTTCACGCTTGGCTTCCTTGTCCTCAGGGCTCTCGTTGGGTATCTCCAGTGTTATCTGTTCAAGATCACCTTTGCCATTCGTGCTGAACATCTTTGCCTTGAAGAAGTTGAACCGCTTCTCACGGAGTGCTGGTGGAGCATGAATAGCCTGATCGTTCAGCCACTCGAGTCGTTCAGCTGAGCTCAACCTCAGTATCTGGTAATCGTCAGCTGTGATACCACTCTCCAGCTCAAGTGCATCCTTGCGACGCCGCACCTGATCCTCAATCACGGTACGGAGGTACCCATTGTATCTGTAGACAATGGACAGCCGACCGCGAACCATGGTAGTTCCCTGAGCTACCGTACGGTAGAACTGATCCCAGTAGCCATATTTGGGCACCTTGTTGTCAATGACCCGATACAGAACCGAGCAGGCGTCATCAACCCATGTACCATCTATGAAGAGCCTGACCTGGGCAGGGCTCCAGTACTGTTCGACCGTCGGATCATATGCTTCTTCTACGGGCATCAGTTTCTAATCTGCCAGTATGACTCGCCTGTTTTCCAGTTCGTTACCCAGACACGACCACGGTTCCGGGCTGCGTTTCTGGTGTTGATGAAGTCTTTGAGGGAGCTGGCCTTTTGAACCTTGCCCTGCATGTTGCTGACAGACTGGGCCAGGCCGGCGCGCCAGGACTTCTTGTTCATGAACGGAGAGGCATACTTGGCAACATATGTGTAGGTAGCCTCGAGCATGAGGTCGTCCACACTGTAGGTCTGTCCGAAGTTGGTCAGCGTGACACCAATGATTGAAGCTGTGGCGCTGAACCCCATCTCGTTGTTGGCAGAGATGATGATGTGGAACGGTGGGATCTGATCCACGAAGAGCGGATGCTCAGCCGGGTTCTCAGCCTCATGGTTCTGATAGATGTCGGCGAACACGTCCCTGTCGAGCACTGTGAATACCATGGATCCGGCAATCGTGCGGACTCCACGGACGTAGTCACGGACACCTGCCACACCAAGGGTACGAACGGGGCCGGCCGGGCGTTCAGAAGAGATTGTTAGGGTCTGCAGTTCAGACCAGATCTTGTAGCTTCCTGAGGCACTGTACTTGTGTGGTGGGACCCATACGGCGCACTTGATATCGACGCCGGAGAAGGAGTTGTAATCAAGGTAGCTGGCTCTGGTTACACCCTGCTGGTTGAGCCACTTGGTCCAAGTGCCAACACCGTCGTTGGCAGCATCAACTGCAATCGACGGGTCTATGCTCAGAGTACCAAAACTACTTCGTCCATTCGGCATAGTAATAATAAGCCAAAGGGTGCCCCGGCGTGAACCAGGGCACCCTTGACTGTGATCCTATGACAGAGCGGGTAGCTGGCTAGCCTGTCCGAATGGCAGCTGTGAAGCCACCCCTGGATCTGCCCAGCCCAACGACTGCCACGGAATGATATCCGTGGCCACGAACGTCATGTTCTCGTCCGTGGTAATGTCGTCGATGCTGATACCGCTACCTGCGTTCAGGATCTCGACTCCCCTGATGACCATCCTTGCCGCGTGGCCGTATTCGTTGAGGGCCGTGAGCACGATGTCAAACGGAGGGATCTGGTCATGGTACCAGGCCCTCGCGCGCTGAATCGTACCCGAACGGAGCTGATCGGTCACTGTACCATCATTGATGGTATCAGTCAGAGCATAAGGACTGCTGAACGAAGTCGCATCCTCTGCTCCAGGAGGTCCATCGTACCCGATGTTCTTGAAGTAAGTCAGGTCGATGTTGTCAGCCCAGAACTTGGCTTTGTCTCCCAGAGCCTCTAACAGGTTGGACCTGTCAAAGACCAGGAAGATCAACGAGCCGGCGATCCCACGTTTCCCCCTGGAGAACGCTCTGGGATCCGGGGAACCCATCGTGTACAGAGGTGCCTTCTCACGAGTGACCGTGTAAGACACACCCTGCAACTCACCGATCGGCTGACCCGCGAACGTAGCTTGGATGTCTACACCGGAGAAGCTGTTGTACGTCTTTGAGAGACGCGCAACTGTTCCCGCCATACCTGGTGTGGACATAGTTCATCTCCTTACGCTAGTGCGCTTATGCAGCCGCCGTGGAGAGCCCGATCTGGATCCTGATCTCCTGGATTTCGAACGCCGGTACGATGGTGAGGTCCACGATGATTTGTCCGAGAACCCGCATCGTTGGCGTGCTAACCAGGGAGAACGCAAATCCTTCCAGAGCACCCCGTTTTTGGAGTCGTCCGAGTCCCTCGTCGATCGCGTTCTCGATGGCGCTACGGTTGGCCGCATTGTTGGGCTTCCCGATGAACGGCAGGGAGACGATGCGAACGGCATTGATGGACTCCTGTGTGATCCGCATGGTGGTCAGACGTACGAAGTCCGACCGGTAATACTGGCTTATGTTGTGAGCGCCGGTCATTCCGGAAGCTACAACATACCCGTTGGGACGTGCCCAGAAGGCGACGTACCTGGCGCCGGCTAGGTCATTGACCTGCCGTGCCGAGAAGTTCCTCAGGGATTCGGCACCCCTGACGATCTGGTTAGTCGTGGAGATTTCGGGTGGCAGTGCAGAGATGAGACCCGCGTAGGCCCCGTCTCCCGGACCGTTGTAGTACCCAATGACGGGGTTCAAACGGGCCGACGCCTCGTTACGGAACTTGCACCATGAGGAGATGACGCTGATGTAGGCGCCGATGTCGATCGGGTTACCCTTGGCGTCGTTCCGGATGTTTGCCGCGTCCCAAGGAGGTGAGCCCGTAGGAACAACCTCATCAGTGGTGGCCAGGAAGGCATAGGTGTCAGGGACACCATTGCTTCCTGAATCCGTTACTCCGTCGAAGACGGTGAAGTCCGAGCCCTGTAGCAACGACGTGTCAAATGCTACCAGAGCCGTAACGTGTGCGTTCTGCTCCGCAAGACTCGGTGTTCCCGAGGTGGCTACGGCAGCGGTCGGAGGTTCAACACCAATCACGCCCAGGCACGAGTTGTACTCCTTGGTTGCCTGGAAGCAGAAGTTGGCCAACTGGTAGCCATAGTTCTGCGTGCCTGCCAGACCGCTCACATCAATCGAGGTGCCGCAAGGCACAACGATGTCCACATCGTGGTGCATGAGCAGTTCGTAGGCCCTGGCAAGGGCAGCGTACCGCTGTGCAGTAGTGATAGTGTCTTCATCGTACCGCGTACCGGATCCATCCGAAATGACGAACACTTCGACGAGCTTGGCGCCACCGGACATTGCCTCTTGAGCCTTCTTGGTAATCTCAGAGGGTCCGCCCGCCGCCTTGTCATAGTTCTGGAGGTCTTCGAATCGTGTAAGAACGATCGGGTCTTCCAGAGCTGGCGTCACGTTGTCCGTCACTCCGATGATGGTCACCTTGGGCCCTATGGCCGGCGGAGTGATCCTGGTACCGAAATCCACGACTTGGGCTCTTGTGCCTGGAATGTTTTCAAAGTCAGGCATCCTACAAACCTCCTAACTGATTGTAGAGTCCAAGGTCGTTGACAGTAATGTCGACTTGTCCTGTCGGCACTGGACATCCGGTCTGTGCCGAGAGCTCCTGTGGAGCGCCTATACTGACGAGTACATCAATCTGCTCTATCCTCCGAATACGAGCGAATGATACTCGTTCGGTCCTAGCATACCATAGCAATGGCCTGTGTACCATGTCATTGCGTACGTTGCCGACCGGTTTATCTTCGGTACCCTGCCACTCAAGGAGTTGCTGGACACCATTCCATATGAACACCCATCTGTACCTCATCATGAAGTCCTGGAACCACGCTATCAGGCCCGGGTCCCCGCCACCATCAACGGCAGCGGTTCCATAGAGCCTCTCGTTGTTCCTGGTAAAGAGATCGAACTGGACAATATGGTCGAACCACCATCCATAGGTGTCCACACCATAGCTGGGATCAACAACTTCATCGAGGTTTGGTTCACGCAGTAAAGGTAGCGCTTGCCTCTCCCTGTCAAACGGTCGTTTCCCAACCGTACCAGGCTCCGTGCGACGGATCGAGAACTCGACCGTGTCGTTGAACAAAGCTGGCCGGTCTGTCGTATCCGATTCATCATCATAAGAAGATGCAGAAACCTCCGATCGCGGGTGCGCATGTGACGCTACGATCATGTTCTTGGTATCAAGCCTCAACCTGTCAGTCTCTTCTGGATCAGTACCACCGCTTAGGATGACCTCACCTAGAAACTCACCGTCATGACCTGTCACCAGTCTCTTGACCGTGTATACATCACCTGTTGTCAGGTTCCTGATGTTGTCTCCTTCACTAATATACCGGGCGAATTGAAACAAACCCCTGAAGCTACCCGTCTTCACGAAGTAGCTTTGATAAGCCTTGAGTCTATCCTGGACCATGACCCACAGGTCCGCGATGCGGGCACCTCTGTCACGGCGCTGCCTGTGAGGTGTACCGGTTCGAGGGTTAATTGACCTCGACAGTTCCTGGTAACTTGGCAGGAAGCGTTCATCCCAGTCCTCAAGTGAGCCATCAGTTCTCATTCTTTGCCAAGTGCTCCTTCTCGAACCCAGCAACCACAGTACTCAATTCTGCCGCGCTTGTCACGGAACGGTTGCACCTGGCCGATATTCCAGATCTTCTCGATCTTTACAGCCTGCACAGGCAGGCCTGTATTCTCGTCCAGGGTAACCTCCAGGATCAAGTCTCTTTTGCTGGGTGTAGGATCCACATCTGGCCCGAACCAGAACAAGTATTGAGCTACGCCCATGATGCCGATGGCCTTACGACCTTCAAGCAGGGCTGCTACAGTTGGGTCTGTAACTGGCATTCTCCTGGCCAGATGCAGGTGATCAGAGTACAACCAACCAGTTCCGGTGCAGTGAGGACAATCGGCTTTGGACTCACGCATGGTGTCGCTCCAGCAGCCACACCGCCTCTCCTTGGTGCGCCGGAGGTATACGTAGTGGCCACGACGGCCAAGAATCCCGGTGATCTCCGACCTCATGTCAATGTCATTGGCAAGGGAGTCAGCTGACGGATACACCGTCGGCGACTGACCTGTAGTCCGCCTGGTATCCAGTGTAGACGTCGGCCTGACTACATGCCAAGGTTTCGGATTCAGTGGGAGATCGAACGCCACTCTATTTGAACTCCTTGTTGTGGATCATGTTCTTCAGGTCGTTGAAGTTGTTCAGCAGAAGCCGTGGGTTCACAGCCATCTCGTCATTGACCATCTTCATCATGTCTTCTTTGATGTTGTTGCGTTCGAACACGAACTGCAGCTTCTTGGATCTCCTGCTGCGCTTCTGCTCGAGCCCGATGAACTTGTGCCCTATAGTGCGGAGGATGGCAGCTGTCTCAAGATCCGTGGTCCTGTAAGGCTCGTTCGGATCCTCTTCTACGCGCTCCCCGGCTCCCCTGCTATCCTGGATTTCAAGTGTCATAACAACCTCCTATGAATGCCACGGGAAGGATGCACCACCTTCCAGCGCCTCATCCGCCTCACCAATGTAGTAAACCTTGTCGATGGACGGATGATCATGGCTGAGCAGAGACTTCATCCTGCGCGAGTTTGTGGTGTTGGCAGACGGAGATGAGCTGTTTCTATGGTGCTGCCAAGTGCGCAGGTAATAGTCAGTGCGTTCGAATGCATAGCTGGAGCCCTTGACAACCACGCGAGGTCGGCTTTGACGCCGATACGCACGCAGCTCAATGAGGCTCCTGTCTTTCTCTTTCTCGGCCCTACGATAGGCCGCGATGACTTTTGCAAGGTCCTGGGGCCTGTAGTCAACCTTCAGGTCCCCGAGCTGCTTGGAGCCGCTCTGCAGACCGGACAGCAGCCCGATCTCGTCGAGGATCCTGAGTATACTGATCGACCGCACGTACCTCCGGACAGCAGGGTATGGATGTTCAACATCGAACATACCAGCTGCGTGATCAACTGCATCTATGGATGCGGCGTGGATGTGCCTTCGTATGGTGTCATCCCACAGGTCTGCAACCAGTCGCCCGAGTTGCAGACGAATGTACTCCACACCAACGTACATGGGCCAATACTCAGTGGTGAAGGTAATGTATACGTCTTCAGCCAGCATATGACCGGTTGTGTTGACGATATAGTCGGAACGTACACGTACAGTCACCTCAGAGTTGTAGTGGAACGGTGGGCTGTCAGGATCAATGTCCCAGCGTACTGTGTCACCGCTGAAGGACACAGCACCATAGGGATCTGTTGCGAAGTCAGCTTGACGGACGTCACCGGTTGCGAGCCAGTCCTGAAGGACTCGCCCGGTTGGGTCCGGAGGTCGAGGGTCACCCTCGCCATAGTACTCGTCCATTCCCAGCACATTGATGATGGACAGCTCGAGCGCGGTAGCTGAGCCAGTCTGCTGTACAGCTTGGCCAAAGTCGACCCAGATCTCTGACAGAGACCGGTTCACTCCGGACTCGAAACCGCTCGGGTAAGCCTCCTGAATGTCCAGCACACCGGTGACCTGGCCAAAGTCCGAGTCCTCCCTGATGGGACCAGCCTGGATGATGTCAGTACGATCAGCTGCCTCAGTGAGGGACACATAGCGCTCTACAGCGGTACGGAATTCGATCTGGTGGGTGTCTGGCAGGTCGATGCCGTCTGAGGCCTTGATGTTGCCTCCTGGCATGCCATCAGAGGCGCCATACACGGCCGCAACATAGACCACGTCCTCCAGTAGGCCACGGTCAGGCATGATCTGTATGGTCTTGAGATCTGAGCTAAGGCTGACGTTGACAGGAATGATCTCAGCTGTGTCGTCACGCCATAGACCCATGGTGCGCTCGGAGACGCTGGATGCCAGGAGTGCTGTGTTGAAGGTGAATGAGATGGTGGCTTCGACATTAGTGTCGGTAGCCTGATCGAGTGGTGACGTGCTGGCCAGAATTGGAACTGGCACGTTAACCTCCGAATTAAGCGCTACCAGGCACGATCAGGTTGCCAGCAGGTCTGCGTGGCTCGGACGCCTGACTTCTCCTTGCAGCAATTGATTTGAGGCCGTCGTCCCACCTGTTCTTCATCGTGCCAGCCTGCTTACGCCTTTGCTTATCCTCGGCCGGGTCTTTACCGCCCGGGATAGCAATGTCTGTGACGATCTGATCAAAGGACTCCATGAACTTGCCCTGACTGTCCGGGTTTGTCAGGTATGTCACGCGGGTCAGTCCGCGATCAATCCACCTCATGAAGGCTGCGCCTTTGGCAGCAAACATTCCCTGACTGTTCTCCAGGTCCTTTACGATCTCGGCCATCCGTTCCAGCAGGTACGTGGCTCGTAGCTTCGCGCCCCTCCCAGGTGTCTCGGCGGCCTTCTCGAGCATCTTGACGATCTTGTCAACGAGGCTCGGCTCGTCGGCCTCCATGAGCATCCTCTTGATGTCGTGGTCGACGGCGAGCAGAGTCTGGATGAGGTCCATGGAACCTCCTGCCTAATAAAGGGGCTCAAGGGGCCCCCGAAGGGGCCCCGAGAACCTCGATTTACTATTGCGTGTTCAGGCAGCCCGCCTAGATGCCAGATACGAACCCGGTCGGAAGTGCTCCCGTGCCCATCTGCCACTGCAGGGACAGGTTGTCCTCCCAGTCGTAGTTCTTGGCGATCCTGACGTTCTTGGCCTGGATCACGGCCTCGCCCTGGTTGTCCAGCGCAAGGGCGTACCTTTCCCGGATCTTCGTCGACCTGATGTCACGGCGCGGGTCGTCCCACGATTCCGTGACAGGGTCTTCGTCAACCACGAGGATTCCGAGCTCGTTCCTGTCGGCCATGATGATGTCTGTCAGAGCGTTCGTTCCATCGAAATAGATGAACGGGGACACGACTACCGCCAATGGCGCGGGGAAGAGAGACGGAACCGGAGTCATCATTGAGGACTGAGGATCCAGGGTCTGGCCCGGAGTGCCCTCGAGTCCCTGTGATGGCCCCATGTTGACCCCACCAGCGTTCCCGAGTGGGCCCTGCCCTGGCTGTCCCTGATGGGACTGGAAGAGCTGGCCGTTGTTCATGAACCCGAAGTTGCGCATCGTGCCATCGCGGGCAAAGATGAGCCAACCCATGGGGTTCATCAGGAGGACGTTGGGGATGAAGCCGACGTTCAAGAGGTCAGCGTACATCACGAAGAGGTCATCCAGGGTGATGGTCTTGTTGAGCAGACCGTCGATGTGCCGTCCCGTGGTTGCCCCGTGAAGGGATCCGGACGGTGACGCGTTATCGAACGCGATACGGCCTTCGGAGTTGATCAGGTTGAAGATTTTGACTTCCTTGTGACGAGCGAGTGCACGGCTTGCGGCCTGCAGGTGCATCGTCATGACGTCGAACATGGAGTACCTGATCATTTCGTCGGTGATACGGACCTTGAGACCGGATTTCCCGATCTTTGCAGTCACGTAACCAGCGAATTCCATGCTCTGTTCCGGATACTCGCCCCCAGGCGGAATGTCTTCGGCCCACATCCCTCCACCAGCTGCAGGAAACGTGATCGTCTCCCCAGCAGAGAAGTTGATGCGGCGCATCAAAGTCGTTCCGATGAGAACGGGCTCGGCGGCCTCACGCACGATCCGGGTGATGACTTTGGGCAGCAGAATGACTGCAGAGGATGTTTCGATAGCATCCTTCAGCCCTGCGCCTTCCATCTTCTGTGCGTTCTCGTCCAGGACCTGGCAAAGCTTGTCATAGCCTACCCGGTGCGAGTCACGTTCGTGACACTCCTGGTACTGATAACGCTCCTCCGGATCGAGCCACCCGTTGTTACGCCAGACCATGTCGGTCAATGCCAACTGGTCTTCGACGCTGGGGCCACCGCTGCCGAGGGTCTTGGGATCTACCCCAAGCTCCTCTAGCCTGGAATCGACAAGCTCACGGATTGACTTGTCGAGGCTTTCGGCTACGGTTCCTTGTGGCATCTCAGCCTCCTTGTTTCAACAGGTTCTGTCGATCACTGAACACAATTCAGTAACCGTTTGCCCCACCCTAGAGGAGGGCGATGTTGATCCTCACGTATTGCGTGGCCTTGTTCACTGCCTGGTTCACGATGTACGCGTCCAGGTGACGGGGTACCCCGTCGTTTTCCATTCCGGTCAGCCCGAGACCGCGCACCGGGCGCTGGAGATGGGCTGCCGACCTCGAGTTTGACCCCGAGGGGATGGTGTCTTTGTACAGGATTCGACCGCAGATCAGTTCCACAGAGTCAGAGCCGTTCGTCCACTTGTCCGGAACGCCTAACTCTACCCCATCCGCCGCCGGCTTGACCAGGTTGCCAGCCTCAAAAGACTGACTCAGGTTGTCGCCGATGAGCGGGATCTCGATCTCGTAGTCACAGAGAATCGAGACAAAGGGTTGCAGCTCGTAGTTGACGAGCCGCTTCTCGATGCTTCCAGTGTACATGTTGTGCCATGCCCACCCGATGGGGTAATTGATGGCGATTTGCGCAGAGGATGATCCAGCGACACTGACCAGTGACGGATCCGTCATGTCGGCAGAATCAATGTTAACTGTGTAGTTGACATCGCTAGCCGTGTAGGTCAGGGTTGCTGCTGAAGCACCCGCGCAAGGAACGATCACTGGAAGTGATTCGATTGCGGAATCGATCGAGACAATCGTGCCTGCCAAGACCACCCACCACTCATTGTTGAACTTGTCCTCGAGCTTCACAGGTAGCCAGGACGCGGCCTTGGCTGCCTGATCCAACGCAGGACGGACACCTTGCGAGATCTCGTGGAACCGGTGCAAACCGGTACGATCGTACCCGCGGGCATCCTTGAGTGTTTTGGTGATATTGGGCATCGTTGCCTCCCGTAATTCAAAGGTTGATCTTCAATGTAGCTCCGAGCTACGTTAAAGTGGTACCTACTTCTTTGCGAAGGTACCCGCCAGACGGTCTTCCAACCGGGATGCCTGGCTTGCCCCGGTGTCCCCACCCTTGTCCTTGTCCTTGTCCTTGTCTTTGTCCTTGTCACCCTCGTTGTCAGCGCCCACGCCTGTCGGATCGTCCGTTTGTTTGCCATCACGGAGATCCTTCGTGGCGGGAGACAGTTCCCCCTGCAGGTCCTTGACCGAATCCCGAAGGGAACCCGTGCTTCGGAGAGCCAGCTTGTCCAGGTACTCCTGGCCTGCTGCCTTATCCTTTAGCACGAGCACGTCGGCCTTCTTCAGCTCGGTGCGGAGATCGTAGATCTTCTGGGCGAACATCTTGTGAAGTTCGACCCGAATGTCCTTGTTCTCCCCAACCATATCGCTGTTCCGGCGGTTGAGATCCTCGATCCTCGACTTGGCATGTACCAGCTGGTCTTCCATGCGCTTCGCCTTCTGTTCAGGCTTCTCATCCTTCGGCGGTTCCTGGTCAAGGATGGTATCATCCTTGTTGGAACCTGCGTCCGGAGGGGTAACCTTGTCCCAGACGGAGATCAGCTTGGAGTATTCCAACTCGTCATCGCCAATTGTGACGCCTAGCACTGATGCTTTGCGACGCACGTTTGCAAGAATACGAGCCTTCTGAGTGTCGGTGAAGTTTGTGTCCTGCGGAAGCCTTGACAACGCGTTCCTCACATGAGCTGCATCGTGAACCGGGAAGGACCTGTTGGGGCCACAGAACGCGCTCTCAGGGAGACGATTTCTCGAATCCGTAGTGAGTTTGCCGTCCTCGGCAATGAGACCCGCGATGGCGCCTTGGGCTTCACCCATGGCGTCCTCGAAGACGAGATCGTAAACGTTCCCGTCCCAGTCGGACCAGTCATTGCATTTGGCCTCGTCCAGACCTGCCGCAGCCTTCACGATTCCCACCCACTTTGTAGAGGGACCGTTTGTACCTGGCATATCCGAGCCTCCTATATCCACCATTTGGAGAGAGCTTGCGCACTCCGAGATACGCTGCTCGAGAGACTGTTGGTCAGCACAGCGGACCAGTCCCCGCTTAGCGATACTCATAGCTACCTCAGCAGCAAGAGCGTCGGTAATCGGGATGGTTCCATTGGGACCAACACGAAATCGTGCCTGGTGAAGATCGGTCTCCCGGTCGGAGGTCCTGAAGATTTCGATCCTGTCCAGAGCCTGTTGCGGGGCCTCGTCCACAAGTCTCCCACCATCGGCGAGGGACGTGAGGATTCTAGCCTCGGCCCACATGCTCTCATCCCAGAGAGATGCAGGGTCTTTATGAGAACCTGGTTCGAGCAAGAGTTCAATGACACCATCGCGACTGTCGATTAGACAGATACCGCTGAGGGCGCCGATTGCGACCTCTCCACTCTGAAACAAGTCCTTCATTTCTTGAGAGTCGAGGAACTCCGCGTGCAGCACCGTAGAGTAAGGCTGCGCTGGAGTGTTCACTCGTGCAAGGTGATCATAGTACAACATGCCAGTGACGAAGTACATGAGCTTCGGATCATCGCTGTCACCGAACTTGTATACCTGACCTGGTGAGTGGTCACACCGACCCTTCTTGGCTGCCCAGTCCGAGCCGCAGCACGAACAGAACAGGTGGTTCGTATCCATTCCGGACGACACAGTGAGGAACCTCTCCCCGAGGATGGCCTCAGCTGCCTTGCCATCGGTGATTGAGGTCTTCAGCTCAGCAAAGCCGGAGCCCTGATCACGGTAGCCTGGGTTCCTCCAGTCGTTGGGGAGCTTGTCCTCGCCGATCAGGGGAATGTACCTGGCCTCGCGTACCCGCCCGACGGTATCCGGTTCCGGAGCCCCGGGCATTCCCGAAGGATGGCTGGCCAGAACAGGCTTGCGGTAAGGCGTGGTCCAGTAGACCATGATCTTGCGCATATGGGAGCCCGGGTAGCAGCGCCGGTTGACAATGGTGCCCGAGTGTGTGGCGTCAAAGGTAACCATGAGGGAGGAGTTGCTGGACTTGCGGTTGATCCTGTCCATCAGAGTGCCCAGCCTGAACGTGGCCTCGCGACCATCAGCCAGACGGGAAGCCTGAATGTTGAATGGGTCAACAGCAACAATGTCTTGGAGTGTTATCATCCGATTCGAACTACTCCACTCCCGAGGAAGGTTCCCAGCACACCTGCGATCCCTTTTTGCCTGCCCGCTGCGAAGCCTTTGAGCGCCGGATTCGGAACTGCGGCTGCACCTGTGCTCGGGTTACCGAGGAACAGGTTCTCGGGCATTGGGGTCCCACGTCGCATGCCAGTTGGATTCCGATCTTTGGTCTGACTATGCAGATCCTTCTCGACAGCTGATAGATAGTTGCCTACCGCATCAACTCTCGGATCGTAAATCACTCCTGCGTTACTGGGGCTGATAGCTACAGCCATGGTGAACCTCCAACAAGAGTTTTACTGGGATCCAGGACCAGCTGTCAAGATAAAATTTATCTCAGCTGGAAACTTATCTCGAGTCAGCTACTTCTAGCTGAGTCATACACTTGTCATGGTAGAACAAATCCCCGGGTTTGAAACGCTTTATTTTGAACGGCCCGTTGCCTTTGCAGTCTTCGCATGCCACATCACCTAGTCCCCACTGTACGTGCTTGTACTTGGCAACCTGAGCCATCCTTGCGTAAGCATAGTTCTCAGCCAAGAAGGCCAGCTGGTTGAATGCACTGGTAACATGCATGGTGTACAGATCAGCCACGGCAGCTCGATCCTCGATCGTTGTGGACCGCTCAAGTTTCTTCCTGAAATCTTCACGAAGATATTTGAGTCTTGGCATCATGAAGTCATCAACGAACCCATCCTGTATGTTGGTGCCAACATAAAGTCTGGTACCAATCTCGTTGTTGAGGCGCTGACATCCTTCAGCCATCCAGCTGTAGATGTGCTTCTCAGCATATGAATCTACGACGTCCATGAAGTTGTCCAGGCCACCTAGTGAAGACAGTATGGGTGACCGGTGGTCAGCTATGCAGTCCTGCAGAGCTGCTATGGCCGCCATGTTGGCTGCTACTGTCGGTTTCGAAGTAGACTTCTTGCTCTTGTTCTCCGGCTGCTCCCTGTTGGCTGTGGCCTTGACACCACCAATGCCTTCCTTGTTGTCAGCCTGGACCTCTGCCAGCTTCTTCTCGAGGATCTCAAAGTGCATCCTCTTCCTCTGCTCATCAGTGACAGGGTCTCTGCTGATCTCGATCCTTGCCTCGTCCTCGTCAAGCAGCCCACCCTGGTACAGTGCCAGGGAATGGTTCTCGTGTGCCCGCCGCTCCTCCTGATCAATGGTCTGGAACACCAGGTACACCCTGTTCTCCGGAATAGGCAGCTCACCCATCTCGAGCACCAGCTCGTCAAGGATGAAGTAGGTGAAGTACCAGCTGAAGAACTCCTGGAATCTGGTGCACCTGTCAGACAGGCCCTTGGACATGGTCTGTGCTGTGGCCCTGTTGGCTGTTTCACCACGGCCGATATCGATACCGGACAGGTTCAGACCTGACAGCACGCGTGCCTCATAGTACTGTACATATGGCTCTGCATTAACTGCCTTGTTCTTGGTGCCCAGCACGACGATCTCATGCCTGTATGGAGTTACAAGCCCACCCTCAAAGGGCATGTTGGCAATCTCGGCTCGAACGTCGTTCACCTCAGAGTGACCGTCATCATATTCCCTGGCATCCTCAGTCTCTGTGCCCACCTTGTAGTGGAAGAACGGGAATGCATGCTTGTGCACCAGCACCTCAACGAGCTCCTCGATCCTTCTTAGGGCGAGGATGTCATCGAGAACTGGTATCGGGAATGGTGTACCAAAGATGTGACCCTTCTTCTTCCGGAAGGGCATGTGCACTACGTTGTAGGGCTTGAACTTCTTGAACACCCTGCCACCAGTGACCTGATGCCAGTTGGTGATCTCCCGGACGCCACGCTTGCTGGTTCGGATGAACGGCTTCATACCAGCAGAGTTCGGGGAGAAGATACCAGTGATTGGCGCCAGGTTCCGGCCGAACCGGCTGCGATAGGTCTCCTCGCCCTCTTTGCGGGCAAGAACGTAGAACACATTGGAGGACTCAACGAGGTCCTCAATGCCGGCTTCAATGATGCGCTCCAGGGGCTCGTTCTGGCTCCACGAGATCTCATGGAGGCGCTTCATCACGTATGAGCGGGTAGCTGGATTCTGGCCCTTGAATCCCCACTTACCCTTGAGGATTAGCTCCT